CTACCACTGAAAAAGGTTGTAGCTAACGCCTATTCCGGCGTATATTCCAGATGGATATCCATAACCGACTTGCAAGCCCAACCCCCAACGCTTCTTCTTAGGTGTGATGGTATGGTAAATGTCATTCGTCACCGTTCGATACACAGTTCGTGGAAATACCATCAAACTATCCAACCTCGGCCGGTATCCGCTCACCCATGCCCGGTAAAGACTATCCTCGTAATACGCCTGTTCACGATAAACAACAGTGTCGCCAATACGAATAGTGTCTGTTAGCCGGATAGTCAACAGAGGTGCCATAGGTGCAGAGATAAGTAACGTATCAACCTTTACGACGGTCTTAACTTTCGTCTCGATCCTAATTTCTGCCGGGAGAGGCTCGTGCGGACGGGACCAAGCCGCCACACAAGCCACAGCCAGCAATATGACTAATATCCAAGGAAGCTTCTTCATAAGCCCAAATATTTCATAATACCCCACACATGCAAACTCACAATAGCCCTTTTACCTTCCTCGGACAAAAGAAACTCCACATCCTCCCTGTTGTCCTGAAACAGATTCTCTGTAAGTACAGCCGGGCACCTCGTATGCTTCAGCATGTAGAACCCACTTTCCTTATCCGGATCACCATCTGTCATGTCCTTGCGTATCTTCATTCCAGGCAAACAGTGTTCGGCATCCTCATACAGGCATGTAGCCAATTTATCCGCTTTCGTTTTGCCGACCGAAGTCCATGCCTCCCAACCACGGGCAGACATCCAATCACTTCCATTACCGGCAGCATTGCAGTGGATAGAAACAAGTATGGCCTCAGAAGCCTTATACTCGTTCACCCTACGACATCTCTCTGCCAGTGGGACGTCTATCTCTTCCTTGACGATACGCTCAGCGTCAATGCCATTCTTCCTTAGCTCCATCTCCAAACGTGAAGCTATCTCACGCGTATAGGCATACTCTCTCAACCTTCCGTCCGGTGAACGCTTGCCGGGAGTGTTACTACCATGTCCGTTATCAATCAATACTTTCATTTTTCTTCCTCCTTATCAATTTCGTTTTCGATTCTTTCAATAACCCCCTGGACATGTGAGGGCATCGCACGTTTGAATTCAAACCTAATCAAGTGATAGATTATCCGGAATGCTTTATTCTTCGGGTATGCTATAATCAGGTTCTTGAATGCATTCTGAAGATAGACATACGAAAAGACATACGTGATAGTCTTAATCACAATGAGAGCACTGTCACCATCTCCTATTGAGTTCATAAAGATAAATATCACCTCAATAATAATCAGGTATAAGAGCAACTCTGCAAGTGCATTCTTAAACTTACCCCACTTAAAGTTCTTGCACCGAACAATACTCACTCCATCGGCACGCATACCGCACCAGATATTAAAAGCAAACATCACTGCCAAAGCTATGAGAAAGCCCTTGGTAGGTGTCAGATACGCTAATATCGAACTAAATAGCGACACGCATATCACTCGAATTTGGTCTAAAGTCAATAATTTATCCATTCTCAAACGTTATCTAAGTTATTTAATACTACCTTTGGTATTGCATAAGACCGTTGAGGTCACATAGTAATTTTGTCGTTATCCCGCTCGGCTTGTGAAAGTTGGACGGGATTTTTTAGGCACAAAAAAAGCCCATCGACAACACGGGCTGTCAATGGGCATAATCACTGTACAAAGGTACTAATTATCCCCTAATTCACAAGACTTTTCATTCATTCTTTCAAGATGATCATCAAGTGTTTTAAAGTTACATTTCAGTTTTCGACAAATGGCAGCTTTGGAAAAACCATAATCGAGCATAGTCCGGATTATATTTTCTTTTCCGGTGAGTTTATAATGTGTATTCTTATCGCCCTTCTTCCGGCCCAATTGCTGACCGCTTGCTTTACGTCTGGCAAGCCCCTCCTTGGTACGTTGAGAAATCAAATCACGCTCAATCTGGGCAGACAGCCCGAAAGCGAATGCCAGTACCTGGCTATTGATGTTATTGCCAAGCTCATATCTTTCCTTAACAGTTAGAACAAAGGTTTCCTTTGTCATGCAGAGGTTGAGCATCGACATAATTTGCATTAGGTTCCTGCCAAGACGGCTAATTTCAGAAAGTATGAGCGTATCACCCTTCTTCATTCTCTTTAAAAGTGGGCCCAATTTTCTGTCTTTAGCGGCCTTTGTGCCTGACACCGTTTCCGAAACCCACTTATCAATCACTAGTTTGCGTTCATTGGCAAAATTCTGCACTTCAAATCGCTGGTTTTCGACAGTTTGTTTATCGGTACTCACCCTAATGTATGCGTAAACCATTTTTGTCGGTGAAGTTAGTAAACTAATCCTGCCTGAACAAATCGCACAAAGAACGCCCGTTAAAAGTACAAGGGTATGATAGAGAAGATACTTTTAAATAATGCACTAAATGAATGGCCTGATTCAAATTCAATATCAAAGTTAGTAGGTCTGAATAATGGAGTAGGAGGAAATATCACTCCTGGTAATATTCTATCCAATCAGCAAATAGCTAAGGATTCTTTTTTAGTTGGAGATGGAGGGATGTCTTATGCCGCTATTAAAAGTTTAGGGAGAAAGGGAGGTGATGGCGAAAAATCTGTTTTATTGGTAAGTAGATATAATAGCAATCAAAGAAATGATTTTTGCGGGATGCTGGGTAGGATGTTTGCATTGCGCGGGCATGCTGCTGCTGGATTAGCTGTCTACATGTGTGATGTCGTTTGTGTAACAGCCTATAATGCTTTCAAATTCTCTCATTCGGACGCATCTATGAGATGCGGTAAATGCACATACAATGGAGATAATTATATTGCTGTCCAACTGGGAAGTTCCGCCTATTTTAATACCTTTTTCACAGGATTTTATTCAGGTAATTGCGTATTCCTTAACGTTCTTGAATCAGAAATTACATGGATCGGTTGATTGGCTGGGAGTAATCCCAGCCTTTTTATTGGCCAATTAAATAATTCTTTGTCAATTACAAATCTTTCCATTCTCCCCAGATAATTTCTGTATAATTTCCGGCACCATAACGGAATTTGACCCGACTGCTTCCAAAAAATAACTGAAAAATCATTTGGCTTGTTGTCACAGACTCTATTGTATCCCTCTGACAATGAACAACACAGCCACCACCTAATGTCCAATTAGGAGTAAGCCCCGATGTTATTCCTATCATTATTCCTTCTCGCGTGTATAAATAATAGTCGTCTGGATGTGTATCCATAATAGAAGCTGGAAACAACAACAAGCCACCCTTTACTTTATTATCGGACGAGAGTAAACCTTTTTTTTCGTTTGTTGCTGTAGGCAAACTTTCTCTTAGCACTTCAATCACATTTACATCCGTAATATTAATTTTTTCAATCATACCTTCCGTTTTTAACGGGCAAAAGATATGACAGAAAAATAATAAATCATCTAAACTGCAATATGAAGTATAAAATGTTTACTTAATATCTCCCCATTCTCCTATCTTAACATTATATTCTCTTGCTTTTCCTGTAATACAAAATACGGTAATATAAAATCCGCCTTTATTGGTTATAATCCCTGAAGGATACGAAGTCCCAAATCCATTGTTTTCCCATGCCACTGCGGATGAGAATACTACTGAGTTTCCTGCACCTATTCTACGTCCGATAGATATAAATTCATCCCATGTTTTCGTAGTCAATATAGCTTTTTTGTCATTAGGTGATTCTAAGCCTTTATTTGTAGACGTAGATACAGCCATCTGTTTTCTAATCTCCTCCGCTATGCTTGGATCGCTAATATTTATCTTTTCTATCATACCCTTGTAGATTTAACGGGCAGAAGATATGATATAAAAATAGGCGACCAAAGTCGCCCTTATTTAGAATGTAAATTCTTTAACAGAGTAGCCCTCTGGAATATCTGCACTGACTTCTTTTGGAGATTGGAATGAAAAACCAATATTGTTGCTGTAAGATATAGTAAAGTCATTGAGCTTCGGCGATGCAATATAAATATCCAACATGACTCTCACTTGTGTCGATACTTGATATATTATTCTCGCCTTTGCTATAGAGTTACTAATTCCTCCTTTTGCCAATTGAATAACAGCTTGTCCATTGCTATAACCATCTGCACTTACATAAAACAATTGAGAAGTAGGGGTGCCATTATTATAGTATTTACATATATTGATAATTGCTGAACTTGCAGTATTTCCAAAACTTCCTATCGCTATTCTGTACCACTTATCTTGCTCTAAACGACTTTCTGATGCAAATACCCCACATCCTCCACTATTGGCCACAATACCAGGTGACACAAGTATATCATTACCAGAGCCATCAACTGCTTTCACTCTGTTTAAACTATCTTTGGTTTCCAGATCATTATTGTAATCCTTAATTATAATCTTCTCTATCATACCCTTGTACTTTTAACGGGCAGAAGATATGACAGAGAAAGAATAATTGGTACAATTACGCTATATGATAGAAATTAATCTTACATATATAACCCTGGAAGTCTCTGTATTATTTTTTATGTAAATAGATCCATTTGTTTCTTTTCTATATATGCTAAAGGCTTGTTTATTCTGCTCTAAAAAACTCACTCCTGAAACATTATTCAAAACAACACCTCCCAAGTTACTATATAGTATGGCAACCCCAATTTCATGTTGTATAGATGCATTTTGAGCAAGTATCAAACATCCCTTTACTTCTTTTACTTCGTATTCTTCTAAAGGTGCAAAAGTCTTTGTTAGGTTATACGCCCCTATAGATTTAGCCACTTCCGAAATTGTAGACAAAATGCTGTTTCCACTACTATCTAAAGTTCTAATCTTTGCAGGTGTTCCACTCGGTAGATTTTTCTCTACTTCTGAAAATTGCATCTTTTCCATATCTTCCGTTTTTAACGGGCAGAAGAAATGAATGGAAAACAATAGCTTAATATAATTAGTATTATTCAGTAAAAGATATTTCCGTTAACGTGCTAATATCTATGCCTGTTTGTTCTTCCCAAATAAATTCTCCTGAGAATATGAAATCCAGTTTGCAGTAAATGATATGATACGCTGCTCCTATATAAGCATATACATATTCTCCATCATGGTAATACTTTATATATTGAACACTTCCACTGCGTTTATAAATATTTATAATAGACATTCCTTCTACGTTCTGATATGCATTTGAATAGATGCTAAACTCTGATATATCAGTTGATTCTCCGCGCCGAAATAACACGGTTACTTTACCTGAGAATCCTCTTCTTTTGCATGAAAACAATTTTATTAATTTATTAGGGGATTCACTTGTTTGTAATGACTTGGTTACATATTCTTGACTGTATAATCCGCTTTTATTTGTTGTGGCTATTGGCAAACTTACTCTTACTTGCTCAATCACACTTGTATCCGTTACTTGTACCTTTTCAATCATATCTTCCGTTTTTAACGGGCAAAGAAAGTGGTATAAAAAGAGGCGACCGTAGCCGCCCTCTTTTAAAATGAAAATTCTTTGACTGAATATCCTTCCTCTGGTGTCTCACTAACTTCAACTGGTTCTTGAAAAACAAAACCTATATTATTGCTATAAGCAAAAGCATAATAATTTTCGTTGGGTGCATTCACGAGTATCTCAATTATTGGACCTTCTGTTGTTGATCTCTTGTATAATATTCGAGCTTTAGAAATGCACTTGTCACCGCCGCAAGCGAGTTGAGTGATAACTTGATTATTCCCAAATCCTTCAGCAGAAATATAGAATAACTGTGATATCGCAGGACTGTTCACATATAGGTTTCCTACATTAAGTAGTAAACTGTTTGGATTGGCACCACTCTTCGAAGATGCAATCCTGTACCATCGCCCCCATGCTAATCGCCCAACTGTCGTTATTTTACCACATCCTCCACTGAAGGCAACAACTCTTGATGCCACAAGTATATCATTGCCAGCAGCATCAACTGCTTTCACTTTATGAACACTATCCTTTTCCTCTAAAGCATTATTATACTCTTTAGTCGTGACTTTCTTTAACATACCCTTATACTTTTAACGGGCGTTTTTTCTACGATGAAAATCGGCCCAATTTAACATTTTGTTTTTAATCACTATTTATAAATAATATTCATTTAAAATCATCCCATCAAGTAGGCGTTAAAAAGCCACCATTATTTCCCCAGGCATATGTATCTGAAATCATAAATGAAAAGCTACCGTCGTTAACTGATGAGTCATCAGATACCCATACATCAAAATATTCATATGACTGCTCTTTTAAGGTAGCTTTTGTAGGACTATTAGGACCGCCCGATACAGCACCTATGCCGGTTAGCATCACGATGTATTTATAGTGGTCCATTTTCCAGGACGATGGTATCTTTATGCGATAGTGTCCTTCTGCAACCCTTGAGACTGAAAGACTGGATCCATCATATGTAGTCGCCACAATGGTAGCTCCTGTGGATGTTCCTGTAACATACCCCTGTGCCAAAACACACGGAAATAAATCAATAGAACCATTGTACGGTGCATTCAGAATCATCCACATCTTATCAGCATCGGCAGTTCCAATCTTAACAACTTTCAACTGGACTTCCGTGTTACTACGCATTCTAAACTCTGTTAGCCCATGTGGCAGGAATTCACCATCAGGATAGATCTTGATGGTCGGACTTGGCGCGAGTCTTCCAGGCATCACATAATAATACAGATTGAGTTCAGTTCCAGCATCCATATCCACAGCTCTTGGCAGTGACAATGTATGTGACTGCGTAGAAACTCCAAGGCATGTAATATATCCATTCATTCTTCCACGTACCTTAATAACTGTTTCCACATCAGGTTCCAAGGGGATGTTTAAATAAGGAGTATAAATACTTCCTCTGGCATCAAGGCTCTTGCAGTATACTTTTCCAGTCAGAAAATCGAGCATTAGATTGGGACGGAATGCATTGGCTGAATTCATCGGATCGTTCGGATTAAAATCCTTGTATCCACCTTCCGTTTCTACAGCAGAGCCTGAAGCATCCTCTCCGTATTGTGAGAATTGATACTGTCCATAGAATACAGCACTTGCAAGCTTAGCAAAATTGGCCATCAAGATTTCCACATAAATAGCCTTATAGCCTTCAAATGGTATCCAAGTGGCTTTAGTTCCATTGACAGCATAATCCTTTTGAGGATTATTGATGTTTGATGGAACACCTTGACCGACCCAAGTTGTGACCTGGTTCATCACATAATAGATACCATTGTATAGTACATAAGGAGCGAGCATATCCGTACAAACATAAGATGTATGTAGGTCATATTCACCTGCCGGGTATGGCAACATACCTCGTTTCCCCTGCTGAAGGAATTTAACTTCTCCTGTTTTTGTTGCTAATGTCATATTATCAATCTTTAGTTGTTATTGTCCATGCCACGTTGCCACCTGCCTGCTGACACATTTCATAAGTACAGGTACCGGAGGCGGAAGGAGTATTAGCCGTAGAGGGATTAAGTATCACGCCGGCACTGTCCATGAAAACAAAATAGAATGTCATATCCTTGGCCTTCGTTGTCTCTCCACGTTTGACAAGAATAGGCCTGTAGACTACCGTATCTCCTGCCTTGCTGATGGTCTCATCTTCCGGTGTCGGATTGGTTATGATGTCATAGGGATCAGACAAATCGATTACCGTCTGAGTATCCAAACCAATAAGAGTAGAATCCTGATATACCTCTACCTTGAATATGCCGGTAGTATCCACCATGCTGTCCGTTACCGTCAGGTTCTTTCCGGTTTGTCCGCTGATCAGGTTCCATGCATTGTTGATCATCCTGTACCATTTGTATGATAAACCGGCTGTCAGTTCCGAAGCTCCCAAACGGGCAACGGCTGACAATATAACACTGCCTCCCTTCTCCCGGATGGCGAAGTACTTGTCATCGCCGGCCATGATGGTCACCACTTTCTGATTTCCGACTCCCTTTGTTATCGGGATAGGATAAACCCATTGTATTTCATCCGAAACATTACCGACTGTCACCGTTGCCACTCCTTTGATCGTACAGCTTGCGCCAGCAGAAGCCTTCACAAGGTTCTTTACTACCTGAAGGCCGTAATAGTTTGTGGTACCGGCAGCATACGGCACGAACTTGAAATGTCCGGTTTCACCTCCGAAGGTATTTGTCGACACATTGGACGTGAAATTAATAAGCACATCGTTGAAATACCACTTAATGGAAGATGGCACAACAATTCCTTCAGCTACACGGGAGGAAGTCAGCAGGAAAGACAATGTAGGTTTCAATGTCGTAAAATCCGGCGCTATGTTTGTAGGAGCGGATGAATCACCGTCATATTCCTGGTATAAGTCACCTTTATCGCACAGGATTGCCGCCATATATACGCCGGACTTCTGCGAAAAGGTCACCTGTCCGACTTTACTCGCTATGCTCATTGGTTACCTCCCCTTCTGTATTATCAGATTCCTCAGGATCTTCTACTTTATATTTATCCGGCGTGCTAACCTCAGTGGGATTGTCTGTTCCGTCGATCTCTGCCTTCGCTTGCTGCGGAGTAAGACAGACACCGCCTACTTCCACAGCACGCTCGAACACGGTATCACCGGGAAAGCCCGCTACGTCAGCCTGCCATAACAGCACATTGCCATCTGCTGTTTTATTACGGATAGCAGTCAGATCGAGCGCATCCGCCACCTCTTTGGTTACTTTGATATAAAATGCCATAATCAAGTATTTTAAAATTAAACAATTCTTTTCCTTGCAACGATAAACTTGTTATCGCTGTTTACGATATACTTTCCGTCAGACGTTACCAGAGCAGCATAGGGGCCTCTGTCTATTACTGTCAGATCGAGCATCATCCCGTCAGTGAAAGGGATACTCGGATTGAAGCCGGTTGCCACCAACGTGTACGAAGAAGCCCCCGCCGCTTTGGTTCTCCATTCACAATCCAGTACCTCGGAAGGGTTAGGTATATCACCTGTCGTATCTCGAATTATAGGCTTTGGATATATTACCGTCGTGCCATCGGCCACCTGTTGCGGTACACCTTTCCAGTCGACTTCAATTGAAGGTATCCGGCGGCGGATAGTAGTAGATACATAGCCAATACCATCATCAGGTGTAGAAGCCGGAGTGCCATCCTTGGAATAAGAGGCTTTACAGACATATATCTGATCCTCACCTATATAATTCCGGTCGAAAGTAAATACATTCTTATTGAGCGACACAAACTCCCAGTCGTTATCACCGTTACCGTCAACTATCTGTTCAAGCGATCCATTTTCAAGCTTCCGGTAAAAGAAGAACCTGCATTTATTCGTAGCGGTCACATCCGTATCTCCTACAATCAGCTTAGCGGTGATCGTTTGCTGTACAGTGTCACGCAGAGGATTCCAGTCCAAACCTGAAGGTGAGTCTATCATCAGTTTAGGAGTCGGTTCACTGCCATCCACCGAACGGATTAACCGGGTAAAATTGTACACGTATGTTTGCCCGCTACGTTTACTGTCTACATACTCGGCATAAAATTCAAGTGTGACGGGATTGATCGTCGAGACATTTTTCTTCATCTGAATCTTTCCCTTTTCCGATCCTGAATCTGTAATTACATAATTGGTATTAGATGATGTGATCAATGTTCGAATACCGCCTATACGTTCATACCATTTCATGTTCGTCAATGAAGCATTGACAGTACCAAGCTTGGCAACTGCATCCGGATCGGTGGCGTTACAACGTGGAAAGAGCGTCAGGGGAGTAAGCGTATAGTCCGGGGTGTATTCATTCTTATCAGCCTGATACACCTGCATATCCGGTACGCTGCCTACAACTTCGATGTCTCCACTTATCTGAAGCGGGCGATAGTTGATCGTTATTTTGCGCTGTTTACTCTGCATAATCAGGTATGAGATATAATTCTTACAACTTTGCGGCCTGTTTTTTTCTCAACCGCTTTTTTTAATGCTTCTTCGCCATAGAATTTCTCTACGTGAACTATAGTCATCGAACGCATAGGGAAAACTCCCAATAGCCTATATGAGTATTCCACTACATGCGGATAAAAAAGGCATCCAATTTTTTCCATAATCTTACAATTTAAAAAGGTACATAATCTGTTGTCTCATGATTATTCTGTCCGTCACGCAACAGCACTCTTGCTATAAACTTGCATCCGGTCATATTCATATAGTCGGGACCAAGGTCATTCATGGTCAGTGCCAACGACTTGCCCGCTTCGGCATGTGCGACCGCCCAGGCATTATCTTCCGTTATGTTACCCGTATCACGTGTCCATTCAATATCCGTATCAAGGATGTGAGACGTCACATCCTGATTGTACAGCTTACCGGTAATCTTAAGGGTAGTCTCAAACTTATCCGCGTCAAAGTACCAGCCATTACTGCTATCAATGTCAATAGTAAAGTCCGGATTTCCTTCGATCATAGCCCATCCTGTAGATGCATACTGTGGTTCTTCGGTAGTACCCGTTACCAGACACATCCATTTGCAACCGTAGTGATATACTGCATCGTACACCTCCTGAGTAGATTGATAAGGATTGCTCACCGATTCTTCTGCGCTCCACTTGCCACGGTTGTTTTCAACCCGTACAGGTATTCCCTCATAGTCAATACGGTGAATGTCTTGAACAGCAATACCACGGCAATATACGTAGGTGTGCAGGTAGTTGATTGGCAGATTGTCAAACAGTGACAAATGCTTCAGACGCCCTATGATGATGGAGTAGTTGCTTTCTTCCAATATAGGCTTTATGACACCGTCTAACATACAGATGCACTTCTCTCGGCTGGATAGATACCAGTATCCCTGACGCTCTGCATTTACCGGATTACCACGATGAGACAATATCATTAATGGTTCTGGAGGATAGTTCTTACCACCGGGAACCTCACTATCCGGATACATAACAGCATTGATGGCATTGGCAGATGTATCTACGTGCAAGACACGCAACCAAGATGTGTAATAATTGCCACCACCTGATGCCAAGTCGTTGACAATGCCGTAAACCACATCATTCTCTGCTAATGCCGTGAAATCATTCTCCCAACGTTTACGCAGTGGTAAACGGTAAGTACCGTCTTCCAGAAGTTCCACGCTTTCAATCGTGCCGGATTCGGAAAATGAGTAATCAGATTCCATAGCTGAAAACCGATTGAAGATAAGCTCTAAAACGGTCAGCGATGACCGCAACTCCATGCGGTCAGCCTGTATTCGTCCATTTTCAGCAATTATGCCCTTGCCCGTTAATAATGAATCAATGATGCTTTCGCCTACCGTTAATTTACTCAAAGCCTTAATAGGCCCTTTTACTATGATGTCTTTCAAGAAAGTGATTATACCTTCTGCATAATCATCATTCTTTTTGCTGATAAACTTATCTCCTAAGCCCTCATTATTTGCCTTAATTGCCTTATCAATCTCGGCAAGTATTCTCAATGCTGAAAAGGTATTCCTATCGGTAGGAACAACAGTGTCATTGAGCTTTATCAAATAAACATACCCCTCCCCGCCTCCCCAAGTTTCACCACCTTCTTCTTCACCACCTTCAGGGAAATCAACATCTATATTGTCAACCATACCCTGTAAAGACACCTTGAAAATATAGCTCTTCAATGACACAATTTCCTTAGTCATTTCCGGCACACTATTACCCTTACGAACAAATCGCACGCCATTGAAATACACATTAGAGCAACATAGTATCCGGTTCAGGTGCTCCGCAAACCAGACAGGACACCCCTCAGCATTACCAAGAGTAAACTTCTTCTGCGTACTCTCTACTGCAAAAAGTTCAACGATATTTCCATTAGAAATTTCAAACTGCTCATTGTTGACGGCAAATGTCCAATCATCATCTTTGAAGCCGCCAGGTGCACGGAATTCAAAATAGAACTGCTCTTCACCGTTCCAGAATATGCAATCATTCCTCTGCTTATTACTACGCATAGAGTAGCGAATGAGAGTAGTCTTATCCAACTCGTGCTCATCATCCGTCACCTTGAAGATATTACATTCTTGATCGCCTATAGAAATTGAATAATAACCAGGTACCAGCCCAGTGATCGTTGAATGAAAGACCGTAGAACCATCTTTCAAAGAAAAGGATTGGAACTCGATTTCCCAGCTGGTACCATTAACATGATTCTTCAGTAAACCATTCATCTTATACTCAGTAGTGGTAATAACCTCTATGAATATGTTATCGGTAGGTGCAAACAACTGTATGTACCTACTCTCAGCCCCGAATTTATCAGAGGATGGACTAAAGAAAAGTGGAGTAAATGGTGATATCTTTATCATAACTAACCAATACTTTTAATTTGCAGATTATAATCAACCCCCTCATAGTGCCCAATCTTATATTTCAGCTCGTTTATGAAGCAAGTATATAATAGGTTATTCCTTTCAACCTCAACAAGAGCATTTACATCTGACGGTATTTCACCATCGGCTGTACTAATACTCAGAGTGCTCACGGTAAACAGAGGATCTGTTAGTTCTATATCAGTGTTCTCAGCAACATCATTAATCCGGATATCACTGTTACCCGATGAAGAAGCAAAGCGTAATGACTTGACAAATGAACCGATGTATTCCTTATTAGCATCGATGATAGAACGAGGTGAGAACATGGCATTGAACATGGTTGATGATGAAATTATTCCAGATACTTTATACCCTTCTCGTAAAAGCTCATAAGATTCAGCGTTTTCTTTCAAATGAGCCCCGACAAAGAAAGTATCATTGTCACTCTCATTATCAGTTGTATCTTTACCACGCTTGCTTACCAAAAATTCTATTCCGTAAGGATCTGCCCGAAGAGGGCTTATCAATTCAAGGGCCTTATCCGTAATGGTTATCCCAGTGTCATACTCGTTCGTAAAATGGAACTCATCACGTCCGTTGATGCTGTCATAGTCTTGTTTATCGTAACCGACTCTCAGTAAAGAGTAAATAAGTGATGAGTTCACTTTTACCTTAAAATCCATTCCAGTATAGCTTATTCGCTTTTGTACTTCAGAATGAAACAAAGAAGTGCGCTTCTTAAAAACGACTTTATTTTCAGCAATATCCGGTACATAGCCGTAGACAACCTCCATCCAATCAGAGAAATTCTTGAATGAAGTATATATTTTAGCCCCGTCCAATCCTCTGGCGCTCTCTGCCGCCATTATCACAGTGGAGGCCAGCCGAGTATCATCCTGATATTCTATTTCGCCTACATAGCCCTCATTTTCTTCATTTATGCTCTTCAATAAGCGGTTAAGAAGCACATCAGGCTTTATGACATCAATACGTTCTGATTGCATTTTTGCCATGTAATAGACAGACATCTTAAAATTCTCAATCTTGATTCTTACCCCGGCTTCAGTATTGAGGTAGATTCTATAAACCATACCTATTTTCCCAGATTCATTCTTTGCCGGATCTACCAAGACAAGCCCTTTTTCATTATAATGATACACGCTTCCAGCTTTAAGACCACTTGTATGTGAACCATTAACAGAACCCACTGAAGGTACTCCACCAACCATTTTTTGATATTCAACTTGAAACGATCCAGTACCTGATGAAATGGTTATATCACAACTCAAATCCATGTATAAGCCGTGTGGAGGTAAAGCAAGCAATTTCATGAAAACTCCTTTGGTATTGCCATAATAGGCACCATCCGATTCATGGTATGGTGTTATAAAATCACCGACATACACTTCAGGATTAGTATCTACAACATAGACATCAATATTCGTATTAGCCTGAGACGTACCAGAAGGATATATATATTCATCGTTATCAATGTCGAAGTTAAATGTATTCAGCATCAACAAACGATCATAATTGAGAGCCTTTTCTTCCTTTAATTCACTTACAAGGTATTCGTACTGAGTGCTCTTCTTTGCCTTAATCTTAGCAGCAAGAGTACTATCTATTGCATTGATATATACAATGCTATCATCATATTCTAATGAGCCGAAATCCAGATAACTACCGAAGAGATACTTCTTGCTCCTATCGTTATCAATAGTGTATATCTCTATCTGAGCATTAGCGTTCAAATAGTTGGTGCGGTATTCATTAAGTAAAAGGTTATATGCTTTCCCGACAAACTCAAACTTTGAACTGAATGAACGGATAATCCCACTGAAATCATTTCGTTTCAGCGAGATATTAATCTCATCCCAATTACTAATGCAATCCTCATTAATAATATGAGCTGTACCATTGATGATTAAAATATATCTGTTCATACATTTTCCTTTGCAGCGAATATATAGAAAATGCTAACCGGCACACAGGTTAGCATTTATCTTGACATTATATAATTGCAGCAAAAACAACACAATCATATTATAATCAACACATTACAACAGGCACAAATTAAGGGGTGAATTTACTCAGCCCAGCTCACGCCTCAATATTTCTCTGCCAAAAGAGATACGGCTACGTACTGTAGTAGCAGGAATATTAAGTAACCGACTTATCTCATCATAGGAATAACCCTTAGCATATAATAAGACACACTCTATACAGCATGATTTAAACGCACATTGCCGAATTACCGATAAGATTTCATGGAATAAAGCCCTTTCTGATGCTAAGCGTAGAGACACAACTTGACAAACATCATCATAGTCAACAAAGCGAATGATGGACTTTCGGTTATAGCTGGTTATATAAGTATTTTGCATAATCACTTCGCACCAGGGTTTCAATGGTCTGCCACTCTCGAACTTGTCTTTGTTCAGCAAGGCTTTATAAACTGTATCATTTGCAAGATCCTCGGCATCTTGTGTAGACCAACAATACTTTCTTGCAACCTTTACGATCCAGGGATAGATCAAAGCAATTTCCTTCTCAAAGTCCATATTCATTCCTCCTCACAATGCGCATGGTAACTTCACCAGCCATGCTTTGTTCTACAAATTCTCGCTGTCTGACACTCTGCTCGTATAAATCATTGGCAGACTGCTCCAAAGACTCTATGAGTCTATCAACAGAAGGTTTGGAGGAAACAAGGTCCTTTACTTCGGACAAATCAAGAATTATCCGATTACATTTACTCTCAATAGAGTTTAGTTTTTGTAACAGCTTGCAATAACCTAAATGGTCAATGCCGCATTTAATGCTTGTTTTTTGCATAAGAAAACTCATTAGTAGTTCGTAAAAAGAATTACTAATGAGTTCATCAAAAGTCCGATAGCATTAAAAAAAATATTTATGCTATCTAAATGTTCCCCTCTTATTCATTATGTCAACATTCACCTGGTTTACAATATTGGCATACACAGCAGCATAAATCTGATGCATATCAATGTACATTTTGATGTATGTCATAATAAATGCAATTTCTGAGTCATAATAAGAACGTATATCATCTGGCGAAGACTTCTCTTTAGTTTTCTCCGGATCTGCATTTACTTCCTCATTACGATGCTGTTCAAAGGTAGCATATCTCAGCAAATCAGCAACTCTATCTTTGAGGTTGTCATCGCTCACACCGGAAACATCCTCATCAATCATGGCAAGTAAGGAACGTATATCCTCATACGCCTGTTGCATAACAAGAGTGGTACATATCCGGAGAAAGAAGACTTTCATTTTACATTTTATCGCTTCTTCTTTTTTCGCAATAAAAGCTCTCATTCCTGATTTATCGGCAATAAAGCGATATGATGCGATAAGAGAATGAGCGCATCTTTCAAGCTCTTCTTTGTTTACTTGATCACCATCATCTAATAGCAAACAGTAATTGCCACACAGCAGTTCTATAAACTGCGCTAATGATATTTCATTCAATCTTGTTTTCATGAATTTCTCAATATGTATAAGTCAAATTCTCTTTTATAAGCCTCTCTCCTACGCTGTTTGATTGACTGTACCAACAAGTTATTCGTCATATCCATCCGGCGTTCAAGACCGGAATAGTCGTTATAAACAGTGGTGGCAGCCCCACCCTTTTCATTACTACGAAGGAAGGAGAACATCGGAGCAAAACCATTATTCTGCCAGTCAAGGGAACCGAAATCATCGACATCAGGAAAGACCTGAGCACCTTTCGGAAGATCTACAAGCATAGGTGTATCAGGAGTAACCCATGCCATCCCCTTATACATAACAACTTCACGTTTGCCGGCATCACCTACGAGGGCTTTTCCTCCAGGATGAGCACTATTTTTCGTACCCTCAGCGTATGATGGTATAGGGGTAGCGGCAATAGTGGCAACCTGAATAGCTCCCATAGCTCCAACAATGGCCGCCAACACAAAATTTGGCAATGATTTAGTAATCGCTAACGCTGTGGCGATACCTGCTTGTGCAATACTTGTAGCCTTATCCCAAATAGCCTGCTTTCTGGCAAGATCCTGTTTTTTCTTCTCCAATTCACGATTCTTAGCCTCAGTCTTTTCCTTTGCAGCACGTTTCCTTATTTCCGCTTCTTCTTCGGAGAGAACGCCATATTCCACTTGTTTTTCAATACGTTCAATATCACGATCATAAGCTTCATCGTTAGCGTCCTGTTCGTCTTCTATTTTGGTTATCTGACTATCATAAACAGTAGCAACAAGGTCGCCGATGCTACCGATAGCCTGTTGAGCTGTCTGTAACCAATTTTGCAGGCTACGCATTCTATCTTTATGTGCCTTGTCATCAGCTTTAGCCACTTTCTCTATAGCTGAAATCTCAGCCTCAGCCTCTTTCTGAGCAAATTCTGCCTTTAATCTTTGGAGTTCCTCAGCAATCTTTTTCCTGTCCTCAGCACTGAGATTATCAGCCTGAAGTTCCAGTTCCAAAGCATCAATAGCCGCCTCATTGGTTTTCTGAACATAATCCAAAGTAAGTAGATATTCTCGTTCGGCAAATTCCTTCTGCGTTATTTGCCTTTCTGCCAACTGCTTTTTTAATGCAAGCATATCAGTTTGATACTGCTGATCACGAACAATCTGTTCGGCAGCCGCATTTTCTGCAATGAGTTGGATTTGAAAAGCGGCATTCTCTTCAAGTATTTGTTGTTTCTTACTGGCAAACTTCTGGTCTATGGCGAAGACATCTTCACCAGTTTTTTCCGCTGCATCAATTTCAGCCTCACGTTGCATATCAAGTTGTCGGAGCTTCAACACCAATTCTTCTTGGGAGCCTTTCTGTACCACTTCCAAAGCGTTGGCAATGTCCTGTTTCTCTCGATTTGTATTATATTGGATCGTAAAGCGATTTACCGCATTTTGCATCTCTTTAGCCAGGTTCTCACGAGTGGCTATTTCCTCTTTACTATATCCTTTAACTGCGGCAATCTTTTTTGAATAATCAAGACCAATCTTTTTCAATTCTTTATCTAAGCCCTCATTTATCAAAGCAAGTATGGAGTCCTGATAAGTCTGTTGAATTTTCAGTTTCTCGGCAGCAGCTTTCTCTAATTCACGTTTTTCTTTATCTGTAAGTGTTTTGGTCTTATTTGTATCATCGTCTACGGTAACTTTGTTATACTTATCAATTATTTTATCTATACCAGAATTAAATTCTTCGCTTTCGACTAAAGAGAATAACGATTTAGAGAATTCCAATTGGGCTTTATCCGCCTTTTCTGCCTCTTTAGTATAAACTCCAAACATAAGCGCAGCAGCATTTTTGAATTTGGACATATTTTCAAATTCAAATGTCGAATATTGAGCTCCTTTTTTCAACTTCTCAACTTCCGCCCGTTCTTGAGCTGTAATTTCAATTCTTTTACTACTCAACTGTATTATAGCTTTTGTACGAGCCTGTTCTTCTGTATCACCAGCTTCACGAAGTTTTTTATATGCAGCATTAAATTCCTTTTCTGCATCCAAGATTTTTGAGTTAGCTCTTTTCTTTGCCATTTCTCTAAAATCTGTTTCAATTTGCCCTATCTTTTCTTCTGGTGATTTTAAATCATTCGCAATACTACGAATTTTATCTGCCATCCAATTTAAAAATTCTTTTGCAGGTCCAGTTGTATTAGAAAAAGATAGCATGAATGCTTCCCAGGCAGAAGATAAATTAGCCAATGCACCTTGTACATTATCCCCCATTGTATGAGCCATATCAGCCAGCTCACTTTCTACCCCTGTTATCTGGTTTCTCAAAGGAAGTATCTTATCAGCAGACGTAAGGAAAGCATTGAAAGCAGCAACACTACGTTTATCTGTAAGTTCAAGAGTGGTATTCAAGTCAACACCTTGTTCTTTTAGCTTCAAGAGTCCAGTCACGAGCTCAGGTAGTGTTTTAACCGGTTTACCAAGAGCTTGAGCAAGCTTTCCTGATCCATCCGCAAGATTTAAGAGGATATTTCTTGTGGCAGTTGCAGACATTGATGCATCAAAACCAGCATCAGCCAGTTTTCCAAGTAATGCCAAAGTATCTTCAATAGTAAAGTTGAACGCCTTTGCAACAGGCCCAACAATAGGTAATGCAGTAGCCAGATAAGAGAACGATAATGCACTTTTGGAAGTAGCGATAGCCATTGCCGAAACATATTGTTCTGTATCTTTTGTATCGGCATTGAACATTCTCAATGCTGCGCCTGATAAAGCGGCAGCTTCGGACAATTCGGCACCGGTAGCTTGTGCAAATCGCAATATAGCACTTGTTGAATCAAGAATTTCTTTTTTTGTAAATCCCAATTTGGCAAGTTCTATCTGTAATTCAGTTGCCTGAGATGCTGTATATTTAGTTGTCGCACCCAATCGTTGCGCATCCGCAGTTAAATCTTTTATTTTATCTGAAGTCGTACCTAAAATAGCAGCAAGATTACTGTTGGCAAACTCAAACTTAACGATATCACCTGCACCTTCTCTAAGCAGCGTGAACAGCTTGACAATCCCACTAATTACAGCTTGAGCACCAACATAGCCAGAAATAAGAGTTTTCATTCCAACTCCTATTTGGGTAAATCCAGGAGCAAGCTGAGTACTTAGTATTTTGCCAGTATTACCTGCTATGGTTCCAAAATTTCGCAAGGTATTATTGCCCTTATTAATATCAAGAATAGCAGCTCTTACTTCCTCACGATATGCACCAACTGTCAATTTCTGACGCGTCTGTGCATCCGAGTTTTTCTTGGAATAGTTTGTATTTGTATCTATCGTAGAATTTAGCCGTGCCAATATCGTAATATAGTCAGCATCCGTATCACGAAGTAACTTTACCGCTTGCCTTAATTGTTTATTGGCTGTCTCAGCCTCTATAATACTGTGCACCTCACGATTAGTAAGAGTAATGGCATCCTTAATTATACGAAGCCTTTCCTCCTCGCTTATATTGGCATTTCTTCTTGTGCTATTACCAGAGTTCTGCGCCTTTGTAGCGGCCAACTCAGCTTTTGCAACCTTTTCCAGTGCAGCAGCATTCTTCGCATTGACATCAGCCAGTTGCTTCATTTCTTTTGCAGATAAGTCACCCGCAGCCGTTTGTTTCTGCAAGTTATCTGCAACATCCAGAAGCACTTTCTTCTGCTTTTCAAGAGTCACATTAAATTCGGTGTTCGTTTTCTCTGCAGTCGCAACCTGAGCAGAATATAATGCAAACAGCTTATCAAGCTCTTTAGGAGTCTCTATTTCCATTTTCATGCCCTTGGCAAGTTCTTTTGCCACATCGACATAAGTATTCTTTATCTTAATCAACTTGGCATCACATTGCTCAAGCTTTTCAAGTTCACCCTCTTTAATTAATCCACTTATTCCAAATTCTCCCATCACAAATAATGTCTAAATTCTACAATTTCACCATCTATCTCACTACCTGCCTTATCAAAACCATATGCACCGTCCGGTCTTCTATACACAACATAGATGCACTGTTCCAATATGGCAGCTTTTCGTGCAAGTTCGCTCACATGAGCATACTCGCACATTATCTGCTTGTTATCACAACTGCAACTCATCTGTAACCACTATTTGATATAAACTTTTCCAGCCAGGGGCGAAGAATACGCTCAGAGAAGTATTTCTTTGCAGTATCACCAAGCTCAAAGATTTCACTACCGTACTTCTTCTCAATGTCCGGGCCTTCGTTGAAACCAATAGTCTTTATCTCCATGACCTCACCGGATAACCGGGCCTGTATGCTATCATGGAACTTACCAGTTATGTACAAGTTGGGAACTTCAACCGGACGCGGTGGTAGGAATAAAACCTCTGACTCAATTGGTGGAGTAATATCATTCTTCCACTTCTTATAACTCTTCGCCCGATGGAACCAGGGTCCCGGTTCATTGAAATACGGATCATTATCATAATCCGGACGAAGCAAACGTTCTTTTCCGTTCATACCACTGTAAAGTTGCTCACGTATAAGAGATTCAATCACATTACTATTATCCTCCATACACGCAAGGCATTCCCGTTTGATACCGGTATTAATCTTATGGATCACTTCATATACTTCATCTATACTGGCCATACTTTTAAAAAGAAAAGGGGGATGCGAAAAATCCCTCATCCCCCTCGTTCATCACTCATTTTCTTCCTTGACCTTTCCCTTCTTTATCAAATCGTATGCATCTGAAAGCATTTTCTTACGATCATCCTCCGGGCGGTCCTGCCAAATTACCAGCATATGCTTATTAATGAAGTCGGACTTCTTCATAGCCTTTATTGCCGGCTCAATAAAAGTCACACCTTCAATGATCATGCTGATACCCCCTCAATGTATTTGATACCATTCTCATACAATACAGAAGGAGCTTTAAGGGAGATAGTGCCTCCGCTCTCAGCAGGCACTACCGTAAGAATTCCATCTGCATAAGTAGCAGACGTAGCACCATTCAGAACTTCGGCAGCAGCTTTTGCTATTGCTCCACCGTGCAAAGGAGTAAGGTCATACCCGCCGATTTTCTCGATCAACTTGTACTTGTTGGCTTCTTTGCTCACAAGTAAAACTTCTGTCAAGCCTTTAAGTCCATTCTTGATATTGAAATTGAGTTTGACGAAATCAATGTGCGTCAACAAATCCTCAATATCCGTATGACAGAAGCTGACTGTCATTGTTGATTTTGAAGAACTTGTGGAGAAAGGAGTTACAGTAGGATAAATCGTTGACATCGACATACCAGCGAGTATATCAGTGCCATCATTGTAGCCATACAAGAATTTATCGTCGTAGAAATAGACATCCCATTCCTTGGTGGCTGCCTGCAACAGTTTGGCATTAAGCGTTTCATCAAACTTAGGCAAAGTGAATGTTTCCGTTTCTGCGCTCATTCCATTGTATTGGCTTGAGCCATAACCCACAGCATTAACCTGAGGTTCACCGCCGTTTTTAGCATATTCGACAAAGGAAGGAATCGGATATACCCTACCCGGCCGGTCGGCATGGCACAACTCTTCAAGTGTTTCCTTCGTAAGTTCAGCAGGTAGCTTCTGGCCTTTCTCAACAATGATGCAGCCTTTAACCCTACCCCAATCAATCTGACACGTAGAGCCGCCAGTATTAAGCAACGAGCTCTCACAGGTTCTAATATTTCTCATTTTATCTACAATTTGGATTGTTAATAGTAATTTCCATACTTTTGATATTGATGGCGTCTATAGTCTCACTAAGGGCATCGCCCTTCTCGGTGTAGGCTCCATATCTGCCATACGAATAGTTTTCTGAATAACCATGATTCACTTTACCATACCCCCAATCGAATCTGTCATCATCCTGGAGAACTTCAATAAATCGGTCATAAATCGGACGAAGAATATTCTTGAATGACGTTTCATGACGTTTCTCATTACTCCACTCATTGTTAGAGGAACAAGCTATTATCAACGACACCTTGGCCTTTGCAAAGTAATCCATGCTATTCCTTTCCTCAGTGATCGGACAGAACAGCGCTATGAGAGGAAACTTTGAAGGTGACGTCTTATCCGATTTAGTGGCGGTATCTAGTACGTCCTTAACATACTGACCGCTTCCGAATACAAAATTTATTGGCAGGTTCTTAATAACCTTCCGGGTACCTTTACTATCAGTGTAGATAACCTCAAGTTCTTCCGGGATTTTCTTTACCACATCGGCAAATATGTCTATGATATCGGTATTTGTCATAAGTTGAAAGTATTGATCGGGGTTAATAAATTGCTGTCGATACTTACCGTGAAAGGACATTGCTTCGAAGATGCCCACTTCACAAACTCACGGTTCTTCTTTACCATGTCATTCCAGGTACTTACTTGCCGTTGGATCGGTGAGACATAGGTGTTATCACACTTTAGCAACACAAGTCCCTTGATGGTAGCCTGGGAATTTGCATCACGCAGGATATAGAAGAACACATAGTTAGCGAACGGTTCGCGTAGCAGCTTGCATAATGATTCATACTTTGATTCTTCCTCACCCGCTGAGACAATAGTTTCTTCCCCACTATCTTCCTCGGCTTCGGCATTCTCCTGTTCCAGCAGTTCAAGATAGTCTGTAACCTCTTTGGAGAGTTTATTCCCCAACATGCTTGACAGGAAAAGAGGTTGGAACTCCTTTATATACGCCACTATCGTATCATTCACAGCAATGGAATCTTGTGAAGGAAGTTCTGCCAATGTCGCATTAGCAATATGTCGCGGCCCGGCAAGGAAATATGAAACATCAATTAGCATCGTTATTCAGTTTTACGAGTAGCCGGTCTCCCCCTCTTTTTCTCTTCTACGTTGATTGTTTTATCGTCAGACGTTGCAAGTTCTTTAGAGTCTTCGGCCGGGAGTTCCTTTGAGTCACCTGCAGGCAACTCTTTCTTATCTGCAACAGCTTCAAGTTCCGAAATACGGGACTGCAAACCATCGCGTTCAGCAGTTAGAGAAGCAATGAGAGCATCCTTCTCTTTCATGTTCAGCTCAAAGCCTGATATTTGCGATTTCAGACTTTCATTCTCTTCGACAGATGCAGTAAGTTCAGTTAGCTTTTCATCCATCGCTTTACGGGCGTCTTCCTTGGTGATAAGCCCGCATTCGGAGATAGGGGTGAATGAAATCAATCCCCTACCTATACGAATGCGTTGTTCTTTAATCACATTGGTAACATCCTTTTCGTTTCCATCAAGAATGTATTTCATATTTTACGCTTTTGCTTTAGTGATCGCAGTTTTCAAAGAGGCAAGATTACCGTAAGCATAAGCCCAAGGCATGTAAACCGGGAAGATTACTTCTTCTTGCGCAATCAAAACAACTTCGTTACACAACTTGGTGTCAACATCTTCGGCCCATTCAAGAGTCAATGAAGAATAATCAACCAAGTTTGAAGCCTGATTAAAGTCTCCAAGCAAATATTTTCCAGGCATGATACCCTGATACTCAATGACAGGACGTCCAGCGATGTATTTCATACCGTTTCGCATTGAAACAATACCCAAGTTTCGCCCGGTAGTGTCTTTTTCAGATTCGATGGCATTGACTGTGATCGGATTCAAAACTATGGCGTTCGGATAATACTGTGCGTATGTCATTACAGCGAAAGCCGTTTTCACTACATCCTCAGAGTTCGGCTCTTCGATGTTTTTGAACGCAGCATTATTAACGGTAAATGTCATTTCTGCAAGAGCAGTCTCTGCACCTTTGTATGCGACGCCCTCAATGAGAATTTGACGGTCGTTTATCTTTACGAGAGGGTGTGCAGTACTAAGATCGGTATTCACTGCTGCATTGGCAAACGTGATTGTCATACCATCAATAATCAGGTCTTGCGGATTGGCAAACTCAATGACAGTATCCTTGTTATCATTTTGTCCTGACACAGCCTTGACAGAGCCGGCAGAGCCTGTAATAATAGCATCACTGATGATGGCCTCTACAGAAGTAACCCCTGTATGATTAACAATACCAAGCAGATTTTCACCATTGCCGTCACCGAACAGGATGTTCCAGTCTTCCGCCATCCATACAGCTTCAGGAAGCATATTCAGGATATAAGAGCGGATATAAACACGGCTCTTGAGCATACGTCTGGAAATGCGGATATGTGTACCCAAACGTTTAGTGCCAGTCTGTTGCTCCTTAACCTTAATGCTCGATTCAGGCAATCTACCATTCTCGGTAACATACCTGGCGTTACGGTCAAAATCATACACTTGGGCATAAGCCAACTGAGGGAATGCCGGATCACCCTGCAAAGTAGTTAGCACGTCGCGCATATGCAACGGTTTATTTGAAACCTGGCTAACTACGCGCTTTTGCTGTTGAGTAATCAACAATTCACCGGTATAATTGTCGGTCATAGACACAACATCTTTCAAAGAGAAACCATCAAAAGAACCGGATTTGCGCGTCTTGCCGGAAACAAAATCAGCAAATTTTTCAGAGTCTAACATCTCATTCAATTTTTCATCGAATTTATTGATAGTCTCCATTGATAAGCCTTTCTGTTTCATCTTCTCGATGCTTTCACCCAGATTCTTGACCTGTTCAACGAGGATTTCGTTGTCCTTGATAAGTTGGGTAAACTTTTCACCATCGTAAGCTTTCAACAGATTGTTGACTTCGGTGAACTTTTCAGTCACCTCACTGGGGGAAAGCATACCCTCAAGAGATTTGTTCATGACATCACACATCATACCAGCGATGTTTTCCATGAACGACTTCTGCTCAGTCGGCAGATGGTCAGTTTTCAGATTAAAATCTGATACAGTAAATTTCTTTAAAGACATAATTTTTTTTCAATTTATTGTTCGACAAAGCAATCATTCAGAGTATGGAAGAAAGTGCTGGTATCAGCGGCTTTCCCTGTATCAACAGTTACTTCATTGGCTCCTGCTGACGGGGTCTGAGTGTCATTCAACGGCTCATTGCCACCTTTAGGTGAAGTATCTGTTGACTCATCTTTGATAACTGCATTACTTTTATAGACTCTTGCCCAGCAATGAGGGCAACGTACATAATTCGAGATATTATCCATAGACTTAACATCCAGCATTTTCTGTGTGTCAAGAATGGCAATAACCTGTTCCCGGATTTGTGGGGTGAGCTTATTCATTTCCTCACGGACAATATCCTCTGTAATCCACCGGTGATATTGCGCAGCAAGCTCTAACACTTGCTGAGAATAAGTTACTTCTGGAACATCATCATAGTTAAACTCATAGCCACAATGTGGACAAGTTACTATAGGAGCACCACTAAGCGCTTTTAGCATTAAATTCAGTTGCATATCATAAGCATTTAAACGTTCGTCAGAATACCTGAAATGGAAGGACTTCCGGATAAACTCTATAGCATCTTTTACCTGCTCATTCGTGGCAGACTTAATATCAACCAGAAACGTTTGAGGATTACTCCCCCATGCGGTCAAAGTCGAATATTCTCCCATGAACCATTCTTTTACTTTTCTTCGATCTGTCTCATCACGCTTTATCGCTTTGACACCGATAGAATGTTCAAGAGTTCTACCATTCTCAGCATACAGTTTGTAATCTTCCAAAGTGTCGCGCCCCATCTGTTTTTTGAGATTAATCTGCCCGACCATCACAAGATTATTTTCCTTTTCTTCACCAGAAAGAGGAACACCTAAGAGTTGGTCAGTTCTATGGTTTAAGAACCAACGCATACGATTAAAATTCTCTTTCAACGTTTTGTTGAAAGAACCAGGCATTGAAATATCATCCTGTGAATCCTTAACACCAATGCCATTAACAGCTACTGTAACAACACCTTTTTCATCAACATCATTTGCCTTCGTTTTGCACAGAAGGTTTTTGTAATTCTCCATCTACACTTTTTGTTGTTAAGTTCAACATCGTTTTAACTTTCTCTATTTCGTCAGGTGACATCTCGTATATGAGTTTGCTATACAGCGGGATTTCAACCTTACTTTCTCCTATTTGTGCTCTCCAGTCATTCAAACAGATAATACCGGAAAGGAATTCTTCACGACACCTCTTAGAGATACTTGTGTTAACCGTTTCTGCCTCTTTCTTTCCTTCTTGCAGACAATCGACATGACTGAAATCACAGTCGATATAAAGCCCATCGGATTCAAGCCCCAAGAATTCAGTGATATCTTTGCAGAACTGGCTACACATAGGTATGATTATAGAGCTATACACGTTCTTCTCAACTGTTTTCTGATTATTAAATGTGGAGCGATCTTTACGAGGTACAAGCTCGGCCGGTACACCGAAAGCACCGGCAATACTAATTGCATCAGCTAATGTCTCTTCAAAGGGCTGTAACTCTTGAATAGACAAATTGGTACGAAGAAAATCCAAAGGGATATTTGAAATGCCCAAAGGAAACTGCCCCTTTCCCACTCCATAGGTTTTGTTATGCTCTTTCAAAATCTCTTTTTTCTCATCAGGAGTCATTGCAATTGTACCTGTTTCATCCTTTTTGGCAGAAATCAGCCATCCCAGACCTCCACGTTTAACATATATCACATTTCTGGCATCATAAACTGCAATAAGGTTACTTATGGGCTTTAGCTGAGACTTTAGCCTACTGGTTCCACGCAAGAAACTCACTCCCGGGTATAAATTAGGAATGCCCTCACGATCATGTAATATCTGCTTAGATGGAATATGAATACCAGCACTGAAGCCAAAACTCAAATTATAGTAATCTACTATTTCTTCAATTTCAGCAATGCCAAACAATGGAATACTATTACGTACAGGAACAATCTCAACTTTATCAGCAGGCAACACCCAGTAGTTGGAGCACCATTTCCATAGACTTTTACTATTCAGGAAAGTTTCAGAAACAGCTGCTCTGAGAAAGCTATCACCAACACACAATTTGTATACATGATGAGAGTAGACAGTTTCCTTCCAGCTAAACAAACAATTAGGTTTATTCAGGATTTGGTTTACCTTTTGATTATCCCAAACAATACTATCGTCTTTCGCTTTCTTCAGCTGAAACGTGGCACCTGCAACTCTGGAGGCGATATAGTCAATAGGAAAAAATACCTCCGGAACGGTATTGAACAGCTCAAGGAAATTGCGACAACAAACGAAAGGATTAGCAAATAATTCCTCTGCTACAAAATCCGAAGAATCTGTTGTATCTTGTGGCTGGATTTCTTTTTCTTTGTCAGCCGTATTTTTCAAATCATCATCTGATTTCTTTTTAAAAGGGTTCCAACTCATCTGATTATCTTTTGAAGCAAATATAAACAGAAGAGTATACAGCTTTTCTGAATCAAAACATCTTGACACATACAATTAAGAGCATAATAGTATATATATCACTAACTATCAACCCGTTACATAGGGTATTTTTAAGAGAGGTATTTTATTATGTAGTACGCCAAACCACTCAAAGCAATGTTTGCTTCTTTGTTTTCACTATCAATATTATAGTCTAACAGGCTATTCAGAAAACGACAATAGTCTTCAGATTCCTCAAGCTTGCTTTCGGATAGCAGGAAGTATTCTCTAATATAATCGGAGGTAGCAGCAATACGCTTATCCACATCCGGGAATTCTTTAGCAACCCTCACATCAGGAAGCGTTTCACGAAGCTCTCTGACCATTGGGAAGTAAGCATTTGAACATTCCACGATGTAAGGATTTGCTTCATGCTCCTTTATTGAAGATTTAATTTCCTCCATCGAGGCAGTTTGCCGGTAGGCAATATCTACCAAATGCCATTTCTCACCACACCTGAACGCCTGAACAAGTAAGAAACGCCCGTTCACATTTGGCACAACGTAGACAATCTTATTACTATATTCATGTTCAGTGCCTGGGTTGAAGTACGAGAAAGCACCCTTGTTGCCGTAGAGATTTCTCTTTCGCCGGTTGCTGAAAGCGATGTAGTCTTCATGACATAAGTCTGTCACTACATAACGAAACGTATCTGAAAGGTGCCCGTGCTCTTCGTATGTCTGCATTGTAGTCTTATTCTTGACCTTAGTTTTGAGGATGGCACCGTTAGCGTCTTTCTGCACGCTCATGTAATCTTCAATAGAAACGGTACAGCTCTCATCAATACCTATCTCGATGCCCGGCACTATTTCGTCAAAGATAGCATTGATAAACTCACCAGTCATCGCTACACTTGGATTCTTGTTACCTACCTTATCTTCAATCTCAAAACCTTCTTTCTGCAAAGTGTCTATGAACAAGTCCATCCAGGAACGTTTCTCATCATCAATGCTGTTGGCCGCTTTCGTCGAAGCGTCTCCATGCAAGTAGACCTTATCACAGTAACCAATATCTTTCAAATACTTGCCTACAAGTTTGGAAGACTTCTTCACGGTATTGTTGGGGCTCTCGGCACAAGTCTCATGGAACTGCCATATCTTAATGCCAGTGGATAGGTCCACCTGCCAATACGATACGCTGATGTACGGAAGTACATTATTATCGACTGATATATGGATGGGGAGGTCTGGTATATATGGATGCTCGCCGGAATGCCTACCTCTATGAAATGAACCAAAGAACTCGCTACCGGTACGAATGACACCCCACTCACCCAGAGCATATACATTGTAATAATCCGGATCATTCAAACGGTCTTTCTCAAAATCTGCAATACATTGTTCATCATAATATCCATAAGTTCCGTCCGGGCTGCCAACAACCCAGAAGTTATTCAGGTAGGTGGATTGGATAACAACCATGTCCGGTGCATGTTCTTCTATTTGCCTGGTCCTTGGATTCAAAATCGACTTCGTCGAGTTCATCCGGATGGATTTTACTTTTGTCAATTCCTCCGACAATGCTTTCCCAGCAATTTCCACAGTCATAGAGACATCATGCCACTTCTCTGTGTCAAACAGCTTCTTCTTTATCCAACACGTTTCACTAACAGGGTTGAAAGTACAGATAATTTGCTGGCCGACTTTTCCACGTAGGCGCTTACGTATCTGCTTTAAATCCGGTTCATCAAATTCGGATAATTCCTCAAGGTGTACACGTTTATAGTTGGATATACCCTTTATCTTCTCTGGATCATCAAGACCGGAGAAGTCAATCTTTGCACCATTGTACAAACACTTAATTGTGTTCTGCTGGAACTTGAAGAGATGATCAATTCCCAATCCTTTAGCTGCTACTTTATAGTCCTCATAGATGGTTTTCTGTATAGAAGCTCCAACCTTACGCATAACCAAAGTGTTCTCACCGTCCTGTAAAGTCTGTATAAGTATTGTCTGAGCAACACTATAAGACTTTCCAGATGAAGAGCCACCATACAAGATAATGAAACGAATAGCTATATCTTGCAGGTACTTCAACAGATAAAAGCCGTTAGGATTGAGTTTTTTATAATTTACGATCATTCTATATTGTTCTATAAGTCGGACTCCACAGCTGAGAAAACACCCAAAATCGTCTATTTTATTGTCCTATAATTCTGATACGCTATCATTATCGAACCCAATACGGAGCTCACCGGATTTTCCTCCACTATTGGTAAGATCTATTTTAGTAGGTGCGTCCCATCCATTCCAGGCACCAAGTAACCGGGCCGCCTCAGTTTTACCATGATATTCATAAGTAACCTCTCCCCGTTTGTTCTGTATCTTCTTCAATGCATTACGAGCACGCTTTGAAAGCTGGGATGGACTTCTCAGCTTAGCCTTTCCAGTCTTCGGGTCTATATAATGCAAATCATCAGGGTCTGCGAGAACAATATCCATTAACACCTTCTCGACCGTTTTACGCTCAACCTCAGACTCTTTCGCCCTCTTATCCCTTATTTCATTTATCCTTGCACTAACCTTGCTATTTTTAAGGAGTCTGCTTGCAGCACTCCAAATCGTTTCAGGTTTCATGTTCAAAGTATCATAAGCCATACGATACGCCTCACTTGCATTGCCGTCTGTGTCAACGTAATAATGACAGAACTTCTCTTGTTTCAATGTTAATGCTTTCTCTTCACTCATAGCTACATATATTATAAATTCCTACAGAGAGAGAACTAATCAAAGCTACTCAACCTGTAGGAATAATTATGAAAGGCTTTTCATTTACAGAACTTTTCTATCTCTCCGCCTCCGCATTTTTTTGAGGATCTTCCTTTCTCCGCCTGGCGAACACCTTTTCTATGCCTCTCTCAACTGGCATATAGGACAAAGGTACTAAATAGATACCCTGATTCACCTGTTGCTCCAAATTGTCAAATTCGCGTTTTTCTCCAACAAGCTCAATATCAATGGTTTTGTAGTATTTTACAAGATTGGCAAAATGCAATACCGTAACCGGTTCGACATTCGCTATGTTAATCAAAGGCTTATTGCAACCAACGGCATAGATAAGCCCTTCAATCACATCATCTATGTAAGTAAAGCAACGGATGTTCTGGCCGTAATTGTACAGCTCCACTTTATCCCGATTCAACAGGTACCAGAGAAGAGTTCTATTACGAGGGTTCGGACCATACACATTATGAAGCCGAACACCTGTTGCATTCTTACAGTAGATGGATGCATATTGCTCATCGAAATGCTTGCTTATCCCGTACATCGAAGTGGTGTTACACGGATTAGCTGTCGAAGAGCTTGTATATACAAGTTTCACATGATATCGCTCACACTCATCAGCGACTATCATAAACGTATCAATGTTATCTTTCCGGATCTGCGCTAAATCATCATTGAATACGCTGGTTTGCGCTGCCAGGTGGAAGACACACACCACATCCCCATCTTTCAAGTACTCGCCGATGGCTGATGCTTCTTGCCCGGTCGACCGGTCAATCTCGATTACTTCAACAGCACGTTTTCTCAATTCTTGGCAGAGCGCTTTGCCTATAAAGCCTGCACTGCCGGTTACAATTATCTTCATCATCACAAAAAATAAAGGATATATCAACTCTCGTACATCCAAATTCAACATATTATTGGTAAAAAACTCAAAAAAGTATTAACTTCAAAATAGAATACACTACATTTGTAACTGTATAAAGTATAAAATCAAATAATATGAAAAGATCGCAGATAGACATAATAAAATGCGCATTAATTGCAACAGTCATTTTTACTCTAATACTAATATCAGTATATGTATATAGATTTCATCACGGACTATCACATAATCACAATGATTTTGCTGATTTCGGTAGTTATTTAGGCTCAATTACAGGATTACTTGCTTTTATTGGAGTACTCTATACAATAAAAGACTCACAAATAAATAGACAAATTGACAATGAAAGATCAACATTTTATAACTTGTTAAGACTATATCAACATCAAGTCGACATCAACAAATATACTGATCACCAAGTTGAGAAAACAGGAATTGAAGCATTCAAAGCATACGCACATGAAGCGCGTTCATTATTCCATGCTTATGTAATATATCATTTTATAAAAGATGGAGAAGAATTCCCATCAGAATTAACACAAATCGGTAAGTTAGACGAGCAAGTATTTCAGGAGATATACACTAAATTCGGAGTCCATTCAACTACAGAATTAAATGCATTATTGAGAAATAGAGATCCCCAATATTATTATGATACTATATACGAAATAAAGGATATAATAATGACAAGTAAACTTCATGATATGTATCGTATAATTACGGCTTCAATATGTAACAGGATATGTACAGAAAAAAGATACCAACAGCTCTATACGTTCATAAGAAATATCGGAGATTATTTATATGGGCAATATGGGCAGTATTTAGGACAATACCACAGAAACATATATTATCTGTTGGACTCAATACAAAACTTTAAATACCCCAATGACTATTCTAAAATATTTAGAGCGCAATTATCCTCAGATGAGTTAACAGTTATACTATTCAATTCAATGAGTTCACAATCAACTCTCAAAACAATTTCTTTATTAAAAAAATTCGATATTTTTAATAACATCATTGCCCTTGATCTTCCTATATCTGGATATGATACAGAAAAAGATATTGTAATGCAGACTATTAGCTCTCTTTTTCATGAATTTATAACTGATTCTACTAACAAATGATTATACCTAACAAAACAATCTACTATCTATTAATCACGTTCTATTCACTTTCCATAATCACATGTTCACACTTGTTGCACCTATGCAAATAAGTTGAGTATCCTACTTTTAATCATCATTGTTTATAAAATAGAAGTCGTAAATCCCTATTTAGCTTTTCAAATTCTGAATGTGCTAATTTCTTTACGTCGAAAAGAATAGGGATTATTAAACTAATTTAATTCTGGGGGGGTATCCCCAGAATTAATTTTGTCTTCATAAATATTCCTTTCTTTCTTAAATTATTCAATTATACTTATTTTTGTTGTGCTTGATACAGTTATCTCATTATTATCAAGATGAAGAACTATTCCTCTCTCGCTATAGGTTACATGTCTCAATATTCCTATGTAGAAACGACCATTTATATAATCCACACAATGATAATAACCATCATCAGTCAATGACACCTTTTTACCTATGTAGTGGCCAAAGAAGGCATCATAAATTGTTTTGCTTTCATTCATTTCTTTATTAATTTGAATTTTCTTTTTCATGTTTTTTGTTCCAAACTTTTTTTGTTGCTACTTGTTTAATTAAAAAATAGATTATATGAAAACCAAATTACTACTTACGTTATTCTGCATATCATTATGCCTTAACATTACTTCATGTATGTCGGTGAGGGTTCACCCACATAAGGATAAAACAATTCCTCCAGGACAAATAAAGAAAGTGACAGGCAGTAAGTCTGCGAGATATTATGCTCCGGGGCACAATAAGTAGAATCGTTATTGTTAGGTTATTAGTTATACTGCTCTTTCTTTTTCATTCCACGGGTTAAAGTCTTCCTCTATGGGGATTTCTTCTTCGTGATAATGCTTCATATTTTTATTGTTTTACTTTAAATACTTATCTATATAATACTCACGAGGTTTGCATTTTACAATATGATAATCTATCTGATATGTATTACATGTTAAAGAGTTATTGAAAGCAATTTCCTTCTTTTTAATACACTTATGCTTTTTCCGGACGCCATACATTACATAGGGAATATTCCAATCCGGATGAACTCTCCGGTATTCAAGTTCATTCTCACGATCAATAAGATCCTGCTCAAAATCCTGTTTCATTAGCCACTCTTCAAACCAAGCTGCACGGGCTTCTTCTTTGTCATAGTAATCTTTACCGTTGAGATTTACTGCTATGCTCATTGTATCTTATTTTTTTATTCTTAGCTCTATCGCTATTTATCTTAGACATACACATACGACACCGGGAACACTTACAGTAATACGTTTTACCTCCATGATGAATTACTCGATCATAGAACCTGTACAAGTAGAAATAGTGCCCACACAGAGTACATTTCTTCATCTCCCTACCATTTGCATCAAACTTACGATTCTGAGGCTTACGACGGATGAGAGTGCATTTCTTGCACTCTTCATCGTTTCCTCGATACCTGCGGCAATGCGAAAGGGATTTTATTCCACATTTCGCAAATACCTTGCAGTCCTTACGGGGTACAGACTGAAAAACATTCATAGATCAACCTCCTATGATTTCTTTCGCCCGGTCTATTTGCCAGCGTTTGAGGTAAGACTGCCAACAGCCGTTAAAGCGTGACCATCGAAAACCGTTGTGTTTTAGTTGAGTTCGGACATCCTCATCAGGCTTTCCAGGAAAGAATAATTGCAGTCGATTTTCTTGATAGTTTTCAACAATGCGAACATCGCCAATCTTATACTCTTTGTCCTCGGTAACTTTCATCCGCTTGGCTTTCTCCAACTGTTCTTTAACTCTGCGGATATTAGCTCCATTGTTGGTAATAGAATAGCTTGGAAAGCCAATATTTCCAATGTAATTAGGAGTAAAGACCTCCCTAATACCATTTTCAGAATACCCCAATTCAATTAGTTTATCATGCTTTTCAATTTCAGACAACTTCTTTGACCGGATGATCTTATTGGTTTCTTTCATCATTTCCTGCTTTTTTTCCAGATCTGCTAATTTTGCCTCCAATCGTTCTACAGCATCATCATCACCAAGATAAATCGCATCATTGTTTTCTGCCGCTGCGGCCTTTTGCTCAAAGTACTCAGCTTTCTCACTAAGTTTAACTGATTTCCCCAAAGTGTTCCAGGAGCGATCCAATAAACTGCGATGTGCTCTTTCTGAATGATGCCCTACAAGTATGGGCTGCCCCAAAGGAATGTGTTCTACCATGCTGCGACTTAGCTTAGAAGCCTCGTTTGACTGTTTGTTAGCTTTTTCTGCAAGTTCTCTGTACCTGTTGGCTCTCGCCTCTTGTCTTTCTTTTCTGTTCATAATTCTTTGGTTTATTGGTTTGACTTATATAAAAAGCCCACAGCTATTACACTGTGGACTCGCAACTATTTCTTTGACGGAAAATCATCAAATAATCCAGGCTCCCGGGGAGTTAAAGCATTAAATTCTTGTTGGAAAAACTCTGCCTTTGTCCGGCCTTGCTTCTTCCCTACTCTTGTATGTACATCGTAGGTATAAACAGGAATAGGAATTGGATACCGCCTCACGTCTTCAATCCACTTTTCAATATCAACTTCTCTCCTATCGTAAATGAAGTTTTGCAGATGATCTGCATCCCGGCACTTTCTACACTCACAGAGGATAATCACAGCTTTACTGACAAAGATGCGTCCTTTCGGCTGAGGAGTCTTTTTATTGACGAGCTCATGCCCTTGCCATAAAGCCTCAATCTCTTTGGTTATGATACCGAAGCAATCCTCAGCACTGATGGTGAATAATCTCTTCCAAACATAATCCCTATATCCACTCGCCCACAGCTCCAAGGCAAAAAAGCCGGCAACACCGGTATCAGCTCGCCTGATGGCTTTTTGCATGGCAGAACTCACCTCATAGAAATCATATCCTCCAACTGTTCTAATAATCATAATTTCAATTTAATTATTTGACTTTTAGTTTATTACATCAGTAAAATTAATCATAATTGACGGAAATAGCAATCAGAATGAACGCCATTTAAACGCCTTTTTTACAGACTGTTAGAATTTAAATTTGCAGGAAATATTATACTCTACAAGCTGCTTTGTCTTATCCTTCCCGTTATTGGTAGCACTCTTCAACAAGATACTATCACCAAAATTCTTTTTGATGAAAAGGATGGATCTACGCTCTTCTTCCTGATTGCGAATGGAAGCCAAACCACCGGCATTGACAAATGTGTTCTTCTGCTCAAAATTATAGCGCAGGTCCGTCAATATCCGGCGCTCCTTATACTTCATATAGCAGCTTATCCAAAAGTCTTCCTTAAGTCTTATTTCCTCATTCCACCATGTATTTTTGTTGTAGATAACACCATAGGAACAACCGGTTATCATTTTTGAGAGAGAAAGGAATCCAGTCTCATCATACATCACAGGAGATATACGGGAAGTAAAACCAAACAGATGCACATCCATTAGCTTGGCTATATCATGTAAAGACAATATGATATGAGTTATTAAGTCCCTATCCTTCACACGGCAAGGCTCACCCTTTTCAGCATATATTGCCTTACAAGCATGTACATCATCATCAAGCATAAATAACTCTCTGAAATGCTTTGCCATCCAATTACGTTTGGGAATAAGACCTACCACATCATCAGGATGAGTTACTATTTCACAGTCCGGATTAAACTGCCGGTACAAATCTGCCTGGCTCTCTGCAACACAGATTATTGGATCATTCACCAGTTTTTTAGCGAACACCCGGTCATGGCGCTTATGACTTGGTATTACTATCTTGCAGGACATGGCGAACGTCTTTAATATCAATAACATTACTTTTACTCACTTTCCCGGTCTTATACGATTTCATGCGCTGCATGTTAAACCTTTCACGCAGCCAATTACTATCGACCTCATTACTTGATATAATAATGAAGAGCTCATGTTTTTCATCGTACTTGGGGATAAGAGGATAAACAGCGGTATCATCTGTAATGGCTTCAAAGCGTTCCTTGAATTCATCCTCAGTCTTTTCCGGCGCAAACTCCATACCCCAGTCCTGTAACTCTGCCCTATCCCACTCATTTTGCAGGATATCCAAATCATTCTCACCGAAATTGATATTGTCTTTGGCGGAATATTCGCGTAATTTACTGACTGGAGTAATCGGTTCCAAGACTTTACAAGGCAGCTCGGTATAGCCAAGTTCCTTGCAGGCCCGGAGCCGTAAATTACCACAAACAACAATGTACCTGCCATCCGAATACGGAAAGACAATCAACTCACGTAATTCAAGCATTTCCGGACAATCAGAAATACTTTTCTTCATCGCTTCATAGCGATAATCCCGGAAAAACCGCGGGTTCTTTGGAAGCCCGGCAAGTTGCCCCTTGTTAAAGTCCAGGAGGGCAATAGAAATAATCTCTGTCATAACTAACTATTTTTTCAACAACACAAAATCAACATCACCATAGTCAGTATAACAACCTTAATCCTCTCGCTTGGCGTTAAAATTTATCTTGTCCTTTATAAGCTGTTCTATGTCTTTACAACCTATTTTTTGAAGATATGTCAACGAAGCGATTATGACATCGGCAGCTTCTTCCTCTTGTTCTGAGTATTTAGGAATATGCATACTACGATACTCAGAGGCATTACACAACTCACGCCACTCAGCAGATATAGCGACAATAATCGCTTTTGCTGAACTATGTTTGCCGATTTTCCCTCTTTTGATCGCAGTTCTCAAACATTTAACTGCAAGCTTGTTTAAGGTTATCATAGCTATACTTTTTATATTACTTCACCTGAGTGTACATTAACAATGCACGCTCACAACCATACTTTTCACAAATTTCTTCCCTAAAGACCTCTATGTCATTAGTCGGCTCATTCATATTCTTTATGACTGTCTTCTTATCAGAAGAGTCAAACAATTCAGCCCGATTCACAATGTATTTCATAATTCATTATCATTTTCTTTTTTATATTTCATCTCAAACACTTTCTTTACTGCATCGCAGATAATGGCCACAATAGGTATCGCACAGATAAGTGCACAGCTAATCCCTCCCCAATCCATCTTCATATTTTATTTATTAATAAGTTAAATTTCCATCTTTATTAATAGTAATCACCCCGCTCGTTACCCCAACAAAATAATACTCTGCCTTTGAGATGATACCTTTATTTTTCTCCAACATGTGTTCAGCTTCTATTTTATCAAAAGCGGTTACCAAGCAAAGTGTATTATCAATACAGAGTCTAAAAATAAATGTTCCCATATTGATTCCTTCTTTATTTGTTATTCATTAATCGTTTACTCTCTTACCACTATCTCTATACACCTGCTCACCATCATCACTCAGACAAATGTGTTCACATGGTTCTGATTCCATATAATCATCATAGAATTCATTGCATTCTTTACAATAAATATAAGAAGAGGTTTCCTGAGCTTCTTCAAATGGATTATTCTTTGGTTTTGGAAGGAATACTGCATTTACAAACTTGCCTTTTATGGTAGTGTCTGGTGATATCCAAACTTCTATAGGCTCAGTAAAATCGCATGCTTCAATGCCTTCTTCTAAACTTCCACCGCTTCCACTTTCATAATATCGAATATCATTCGTATCACCACCGTTTGCAAAGAAATCCCAATAGACTTTTCTCCAATACGGTTCATCGGCTTCAGGTACATAAAAGGCTGTTATTACCGAGTGTGGGATATTCTCTCTATATTCCACATAAAGTAGTTTGTGCTCTACATCTACCCATCCATCCCTCCAATTGTATGTTGGCACGACAACTGTCATATTTACCTCCTTTCTATTCTTATTATACTCCAATTATCTTATCATTGATACGAAATATGCTATCACTCACAAAATCGTATATCTTATACATAAGTTCCGGTTCTTCTTTTTTCGGAGAATAAACCATCACCTTTTTACCTGCACCTTTCATCCAGCCAGCTTCTGTGTTAGCAGACCGACCACAAGGAAGAACCATAACGCAGACATCAGCCCACTGCATACCGTTGAAATCTGAATCAAAACCTTTCTGTGCAATTGGGTGATTAAGTGCTTCTCGATATTGCTCTGTTGTCCAGTTCTGCCAATCAGGGTCTATATCAGACCATTGGAAACCACCATTCCCATGTGGGGGATTCTTAAAATCATAGACCTCATGTCCTAAATCACGGAGAATATATACAACATCTTGTTGAAATACATTTCTCCAACTACTTGCTACATAAATTTTTGCCATAAACTTTTATATTTTATTATTTATAACTACTTTTGTCATACTAGTAATATTGCTAGGAACAATTAAAATTTGATAAAATGAAATTAAAAACTTCATTCAAAAAGTAGATTGTTCGCTTTGAAAACGTGGGCGAGCAATCTAGTACAGAATTTTCTCTGGAATTAGAGTTAGGCATAAAGTCTATAATTAATGCTATATAGGCATGGATTAAAAAGATTGTAAGCTAACGTTTTACC